CGGGATCCTCGGTGCCGTAGTCGGCCGCGAAGGCCAGGACGTTGCCGGCGGCGTAGGTAAGGGCGCTGTTCCTGGTGTCAGTCACTGTTCGACCACCTCGGGTTGCATTAGTGCGGCTCAGGCGTGACAGCGGATCTCGTACGAGCCGCTGTAGTGATGCAGGTCCTGGTTCTCGTCGGGCAGCCAGTGCGACCCGGCGATCACGGCGGCGCGGGTCACGTAGCCGTCCCGGGTTGAGGTGCCGGGGAGTTGCGCGAGGATCTCCATCTCGGCCGCCTGGGACACCGCCTTGACCAGGTCGCGCTTGAATCCGATGGCGTCGATGTCGACCGCCGGCCGGTCCACCCGCAGGTCCGCCGGATTCGATGTGATCTTGGCGACCCGGATGACCAGGCTCGGCAGCTTCAGCGGCAGCAGGGTGACGACGCGGACAGGGCCTCCCGCCGTCGCAGCGATCGCCTCGCTGGCAGCGAGCCACCGCACCAGGAGCTGCTCGATGTCGGGGTACGGCGCGACCGGGGGCGGCATGTCAGCCCGCGCCGGCCATCAGCGCCCGGAGCAGCGTGTGATGCCCCGGCTGGACCGTGATGTTGCCGCGGGCATCGACGTGCTTGACGCCCCACTCCACCTCGGCCGCCTCAGGAGCGGTGTTGGTGACGATGCCGGCGCACCGGTGGGTGTGCCACGCCCTGGTGGATGTCACCTCGAAGGAGTCCTTGTACCGGCCCCGGTGCGGGTCCTCGCCGGCGCCGTGGTACACCGGCGCGGTCGCCCTGCCGATGTCAGCGACACGGCTCGCGCGGCTGCGCATGTCGGCTTCGAGGAACGCCGACCGGAGCATCGCGCCGACGCCGGAATAGCTGCTGGTGTAGATGCTGCCGCCCATGTCCGCGTCTCCTGATCCGCTCGGGGCTGGATGATGCGGACCTGATGCCCTCTACTCGACTCGGGCTGGCCAGTGCCAGGTGCCGCCCGCGAAGTCCAGGCCATCGCACAGATTGGTGCCGCCCGCATTGCCGGGCTGGCCGTTGTCGTAGCCGATGCCGCGGTTGAAGAACTGGCCGCCGGGGTTGAGCACGCACAAGCCGACTGACTGCGGCTGGCTCTCACCGTCCGCTGCGTTCACCGCCGGGACTTCGGTGACAACGGCAGCCCGGCACTCGCGGCCGTACTCGCCGTTCGGGGTTCCGTAGCTGACGTAGTGGACGATCCGGCCTACCGATGGCCTCATGCTCATTCCTCCTGGGTCAGGCGCCTTCGGCGACGCCAGCTTCGCGCTCGGTGGCGCCCTCGACATGCCGCAGCGGGACGAGCACGGGCGCGCGCGCTCCGGTGAACGGCGACTCCCACGACGACGACGCGCCCTGCACCTGCCAGGTCTCGCCTGCGTACTGGATCCGGTCGAGCGGGCTGCTCACCTTGCTCCCCGGCGGGAGATAGATCCCGGCGTCGTCGCGGACCTGCTCGGTCCCCTCGGTCGCCTCGCTGGTAGCGCCGGGCACGAACGCGCACCCGGAGATCTCCGAGGCCGACCAGGTGATGACGTCGTTGCCGAGGTCGTCCTGGCCGGTGACGGCAGCAGTCAGGTAGACGATCGTGACACCGTTCATCAGCGCCGCCTGGTCTCGATCGTCACCTGGTCGAGACGGAAAACCTCGAGCGCCTTCTTGTCGTCCAGCGACAAGGTGACGCCGGTTCCCGCGCCCCCGCGCTCAAGCCGGTAGCTGTAGGGGCCGATGGTCTCGCCGACGACGCCGGAGGCCTGGGTGGGGGCTGTGACGACGCCGATGACCTTGTTCGCGCTGAAGGCCATCACGTCGTCCGGCACGTCGGCGTAGCCATAGGTGCGGGTCACGTCGTAGGTGCCGGGATACGCTCCGGCTTCCCACCAGATCTCCGGCATGTTCCCGACGAAGTGCAGCGGCCACAGCCTGATCCGGTCGATGCCGTCGAACGTGTACCAGGGGATCGGGATGTCGGGCAGGTTCGCGTTGCCGCCGATCGCGACCACCGCCGACACCGAGACCGTCGTCTGGTCGGGCAGCGTGATCATGGCGTCGTGCTCGCGGAACGTCGCGGTCTCGTCGGTGTGCATCAGGAAGTCGCGGTGGCAGTACCTGCGCACGAGGGCGGAGATGTCGGCCAGGAGCACGCCGCAGCGGGTCAGCTCCTGGGCCGACAGTTCCCGGCCGAGCCGGGCCGCGACATCGTCGGGGGTGGCGAGCGGCGTCAGCGGCATGCCCCGCTCGCCTCCCCTCTGATGCCAGGTGCCAGGTCAGCCTTCGGTGACGAGCGGCACAGACGCGACGACGCCGAACGGCCACCGCATCGTGGTCGAGCCCGCGCCGTCGATGGTGTCGGACGGCGCCATGACGGTGACCGGGTTGATGGTCGCGTAGGCGAGCCGCATGATCAGCCGCATCGCCACGGCGTTCTGCTGCGCGAGGTTGAGGATGACCTTGCCGTTGTCGTCGGAGATGACGGCCTGGTCGAGCATCTTGTAGGTCATGTCCTGGCGCATGCCAATGATGGCCTTGGAGAAGTCGCCGGCGAGCAGCTGGGCCCTGGATGAGTCCCACGAGCCGTTAAGCGGCATCGAGATCGGGTAGCCGTACAGGGTGCCGCTGGCGGGTGCCGTCATGTCCGGCTGGAAGATCGGGTTGCCCTGCTCCGACCGCATCCCGGCCAGCCGCCACTTCAGGCCCGGCCGGGCCGCGAACGCGGTCAGGTCGTAGCCGGTCTGCGACATGTGGTCGCCCAGAGCGGCCACGGACTGCCCGAAGTCGGCCGCGCCCTCGGCTCCCTCAGCGTCGAGGAAGCCGTCCTGCACGTAGTTGCCGGCCTGGATCGCCGCCGGGTACACCGGGGTGCCCCACGTGGACGGGATGTTGGCGCCCCAGAAGATGGCCTGGTCGATCAGCTTGCCCGCGGATTCCCCCATCCGGGGCAGCACCTGCGCCCAGATCGGGATCTGCGTGTCGTCCATGTACGCGACCGGGATGGGGATGATCGTGGCGAGCTGCTCCACGACCAGGGTGACGCCCTTCCACTCCTGGAGGGAGGTCTGCTCCAGGCCGGTGTCGCCGCCGACCCAGTACGAGATCGGCAGCACGTCCAGCACGGGCAGCCGCTCGGTCTTGGCCGACAGCGGCACGGTCCGCATCAGCGACAGCGCAGCCGACATCTTCGGCGCTTCCTGCCACACGTCCGCGCTGAGCGGCTCGGGGACCAGGGGGTCCGATCCGGTGGCGGACCGCGAGATCAGCTCGTTGTACGTACCCGTCATGGCGGGCTACCTCTTTCCTGTGATGGGCAGCCCGGGTTTCGCGGTGCTGCGGGGAGCTAGCTGGCGTTCCAGCCGCTGCGGATCCACTCGTCGGGAGTCGAAGGCCCGGCACCCGACGCGGGCATGCCGCCGGGGCGCATGGACTCGACTGGCCGCTGCGGGCGCTGGCCGCCGGGTGCCGTGCCGCCAGCCGGAGAGCCTCCTGCCGGCGCAGTGCCGCCCCTGGCTGCCGCCAGCTCGCCCGCGCGCTGGTTAATGGCGGCAGCGAGCGCCTCGGCGCTGGCGTTGGCCTCGTCCGCGGTGGCGCCGGTGATGAGGCCGATCAGGTCTGGCGGCACGTCGTACCTGGCGGCCGCGAGAGTGCGCTGGTAGAGGGCGGTTGCCTCGGCTGCGACCTGCTCGGCCGCCGCCTTCGCGTCGTTGGCGCGCTGCAGTTCGGTCTTGCTGGCGTCCTCGATCTGGGTCAGCCTGGCTGCGGCGCCGGCGTTGGCGGCGGCGCGGGTCTCGTTCTTGCGGGACAGGTCGCGCCACTTCTTGGCTTCTGCCTGGGCTGCGGCTAGCTGCGCGGCCGGGTCGGTGCCCGCGTCGCCGGCGACCGCGGCGGTGAGCAGATCTTCCGCGCTCTGGTCGGCGACGCCAGGCGGCGGAGCTGCGGGCGCGGATCCGGGCGCGGCACCCGGCGGTTCACCTTGATCGGCTGCTGTTGGCGTCGGCTCCGACGCTCCGGCCTGGAGCCGGATCGGCGCGCCGTTCCGGCGGTAGCCGATGATCGAGCCTGGCGTTGCTGCGTGCATGGGCTTGTCTCCCGTTCCGGGAATGGGCATGAGGAAAGCCCCATGCCGTTCCGGCCGGGGCTGCGGTCTGCGGGGTACTAGCTGGCGCTGCCGTCCTTGAGGGAGCCGTCCGGCTGCCAGGTGTCCGGGATCCGGCTGGACAGGCCGAGCGCCTTGGCGCGGTCCATGATGTAACGCCGGACCTTCGCCCGCGCCTCGTCGGTGTTCGGCCGCACCCGGCCGACGGCCCTGATCGCGTCGTCGAGGTCTCCGGCGTTGCGGATCTGGAAGCGCGGCCGGCCGCCAGGTTCCGCCGGCGGCATGGCCTTTCCCTGCTTCTGCAGGTTCCGCATCGTCGCTACGTCCGGTGTGGCCATGCGGGCCTTCCTTCCTGGTGACAGGGGCTCAGGTACGAGAGGATCGGAGCCGGGCGCCCGCTGGATTGACTGGCCATAGCTGGCCACTGGTCAGCAGACCTTCTGCAGGAACCGGCAGCCGACCATCGTCCCCTCGGCATTGCGGACCTCGATATACGGTGCCATCAGGTCTTCCCGGCCGTGGCAGGCGAGCGCGACGACGAGGCTCACGATGTAGTCGGTGCCATCCACGGGCTGCGGCAGGTCGTGCGCCGCGCCGTACTGCACGTACTCGAACTGCCGGCCGCTGTAGTTGGACAGGTTCGTTCCGAGTTCGATGGTCGCGATCCGCGCCACGATGCCGGACGGAGATATGACCTCAAGCGGGCCATCCTCAAGTGACTGGTTGCCGTAGATCGCGATCGGGTGCGGCGTCAGGTTGACGAGGGCCATAAGGTCTCCGACCTTGAGTGCTCAGGCGACCTTCGCGCCGAGAGCGTCCGGGTGAGCCGAAGACCAGTACCGGCGCCACGCGTTCAGCGCGTCCTTGCCGGAGTGGCCAGCGGTGGCCTGCTTCCACTGCCGGTACAGGTCGTTGTCGGCCAGCGCCTTAGCGTCCTGCGCCGAAAACACTGGCTGCGCCGTGCACATGCAATGGTCGTGGGCAGAGAAAGCTGCCGACTTCTCAGAGCGGTACGTCACGCCGCGTGAGGCGAGCATCGCGCAGAACGAGCAAGGACTGGCGGAGGTCACCCGCATCCACCCGACGGCCTTCTGATCCTGCTGCACGGCGGTGAGGATGGCCTGCCGGGCACCGCTGACGATCAGCCTCGATGCGGCCCCGGACAACTGGACGGCGGTGTTCTCCATCGCCTGCGCGACCGGTTGAGCGGCCTTGATCTTGGCCAGCAGGTTGTACGGCCCCATTGAGTCGAGCGTGGCCGTGATCACGGCCTGATCTGGCTCCCGCACCACTGCGGCGTCGAAGGGCCCCGTGATCCCGGCGGCCGTCCTCGCCTGCGCGTAGTAGGTTTCCGCGGACCGGGCTGACATGCCGAACCGGTCGCGGATCAGCGCGGCCAGCGCGACCCGCAGCACCGGCCATGACGAGCGCACCGCAGCCTGGTCGAGTTGCATCCAGATCGCGATCACCTGCCGGACAGCGATCAGCGTCAGCAGGTCCTGCTGGGCTTTGAAGTTGCTGGCGGCAGATGCCTGCATGGCCAGGGATGCCGTCGGGTAGCCGCTCACCCGCTGGATTCCGGGCACCGGCTAGACGCCGACCTCGTGGAGAACGTCGGTCTGCCACGGCTCGGCCGCCGACGGGTTCGAGTCGCCGGGCGGGGCACCTCCGGCTGATGCCGCGCCGGGTGGCATGGCGCCCTTCGTGATCTGCCGTTCCAGCATCTGGTCGAGTTCGGCGAGCGCGCCCTGCTTCGACGCGGCGGCCGTCCACCTGGCGATGTCGTCGGCGGTGGCGCCGGGCACTTTCTGCCACAGCTCGGTGGCGGGCACGCCGAGCATCTGCGACAGCTTGCCGAGGGCATCGACGACGGCAGAGAAGTTCTTGCCGCCCGTGTCGCGCCACACGATCACCGCTGTCAGGTCATCCCACGCGCCGAGGTCGCCGGCGGCCTTGCCGCCCAGGCGCAGCGTCTGCTTGTGCGGCTCGGCGAGGGTGCCCTGCAACTCGTCGATCTTCCGGTCCAGGCCGTCCCGCGCCGCGATCAGCGCGTCGGCCGACAGGTTCACCAGTGCGCCGAGCAGGTGATAGGGCGGCACCTGGCTGATGGTGGACATGTGCCGGATCGAGGCCTCGCGGCTCCCGATGAACGGCGCCAGGTCGGTCGCGGAGAACTCGCCGAACTTGGCCGCCGCCGACTCAGTGCCCCACAGCTTGTCCACCCCGGGTCGCCACGGCTCGACTGGGCGGCCTTCCTCGTCGGTGACCTTGATGCCGCTCGCCCATCGCTGCCGGAACGCGCCGTACTGCTCGGCCATCTTCAGGCTGAACGACGTGTTGTTGATGCCGTCCTGCAGCGGGATCAGCGGCTCGACCTCGCCGGTGACGTCAGACTCCCCGTCAAGGTCGATCTGGTGCTGGTAGCGCACGACGGGGCACACGCCGAGCCCGTGGTCGGCGGCGACGGGCTTGCCGTCCAGCAGCTCCAGGTCCGCGCCCTCAGGCCACGCCACCCGGGGCGAGTTGACCGCGCCGGTCATCGTGTAGACGCTCTGGTCATCGAACAGCCGCACGATGCGGCGCTGCTGGCCGCCCTTGACGGTGACGATCCTCTCCTCGACAGCGTAGATCGGCCATTCGTCGTTGACGTCGTCTGCGTACAGCGCGGTCATGCGCCTGGGCGACACGGGCCGCATCACCGGGCCGGGGTCACCTGGCAGCACCAGCACGTAGGCGATGCCGTACTCGCAGACCGCCCGGTGCAGGCCGTGCTGCCGGGACTCCATCTGGTTGGCGGTCCACACCTTCCACGGACCCATGTCCTCCGGGCCGTCGTTCACCGGGGCCTGCGCCCGAAGGTGCGCGGCGTGCGCCGTGGCAATGATGTCGGCGGCCTCGTCCGGCGCGTTCCGGCCGATCGCCTCATGAGCTGCGGCCAGCGCTGCCACCACGTCGTCGACGACATCAGCGGCAGCGGTGGGCCGGTAGCCATCAACGTGCAGGTTCTGCGCCACCACGGACACGACGAGCGGCAGGAAGTTGACCCTGGACGCCTTCAGCAGCAGTTCGTACTCCGACGCGGCGCCCTCCGGCACGTAGATGCGGTCATGGTGACCCCGCATGTACCTGCGGATCTTGCGGAGCCTCCTCTGCTCACGCCGCCGCATTTCCAGGATTCGCGCCGCGAGCCCGGGGATGTCCTGGCTTGGCGCCGAGTCAGGGGCGGCTGCCTGGTCGAGGGTCATGACGGTCAAGCGCGGCGCCCCCCTCGGTGCTAGTTGAAGCCGAACACCCGCCCGGCCGGGGCCTTTTCCGGTTCCTTCGCGGCCTGGACAGCCAGGTGCGCCAGGTACAGGCGGCGGACCATCCGGGCACCGATGACGCACACCGCGGCGTCGATCTTGTCCGGCGAGTCCGGCGTCTCCTTGGCGATCGACACGCCGTGCTGATTCGGGTGGTTCCGCGCGTTCTTGACGTGGCGGGCCACTCGCGAGTCGCCGTCGTGGGTAAACCCCTGGCTGTCGATCTCGGTCAGCGTGAGCTCGCACGCGAGGGTGAACTGGCGGGTCCTGGTCCTCATGTCCCAGGCGATCGGATGCGGCTCTTCCCCGCCGGGCACGGCCTTGATGACCAGGCGGTCGCCATATGCGGCCGGCCAGGACACCTTGGTGAAGGACTCCCACTCGCGGACGTCGCCGAAGAACGCGACCACCGTCCACCGCTCGGACGCCCAAGCGACCGTCGCATCGACCTCTCTGACGGGCACATGGTGCTGCTGGCCGGCCTCATGGGAAATCTCCGGCTCCCACACGCCGATGCAGAACACGTGCCCGGTCTCGACATGGCACCCGATCAAGGCCGTGGCGTCGCGGCTGAGGCTGCCGTCGAAAAACATGACGATCTCGTCGCCGTCGGCGATGACCACCGCCGGATCCGCGAGGAGCGCCCACGCCTGCGGTGTGGTCCAGGCGTCCTGCGCGACAGTCGGCCAGTTCAGGTACTTCCGCTTGGAGTCGTCCGGTGCTGCCCGCGGATCCCAGATCCGGGCCATGATCGGCTCGATCCGCTGCCAGAAGCAGTCGCCGTAGACGAACTCGAGCGCCCGCCGCAGGCTCGCCTCGTCGGCCATGTCCGTGGCGGGCGGCGCGACCCTGGCGTCGTACAGGATGCGGCCGGTGCCGCGGGTGCGGCCTTCCTCCTGCGCCACCCACGAGTCGTAGGTGGCCTCGGCGACGGACCCGACGCCCGGTTTCCACGAGTTTGACGTTTCCAGCGACCGGTTCCCGGACTTGGCCAGGTTGTCCTCGATCGTGGCGGCCAGCTCCGGGCCGCCGTTGCCGGGCACCCAGTGCTCGGTCTCGTCCTGGACGTCGAAGCTGGCTTCCGCGCCTTCGGCGGCCTTCGCCGACGATGTGATGACTTCCAGGAGCCCGTCAGGCTCCTTGTAGTACATCGTCTTGCCGGGGTCCAGCCGGTACTCGCGCACGATCCGCGAGCCTTTCGCCGCCAGGGCCCGCACCATCCGCATGGTGTTCTTGGTCTGGCTCTCGGCGGTGGCCGCGATCTGCACCCACGGCATGTCCACGGGCTTGCCTTTGCACCCGCCGGGGAGCTTCGGGTCGAAATCCTTCAGCCGGACGGGGGCGCACAGCTCGGCCAGGGCTAGCAGGCCCGCGAAGGGCGACTTGCCGGACCCCTTGCTGAGCCGCCGTGCGCCGTGGTGGTAGATCCACGACCCGTCCCCGGCGACGGAGTACCAGTGCAGGAGGAACAGCACCTGCGACTGGACGAATTCCCACCGCAGGCCGGCTCGCGGGCCATTCGGGTGCTTCAGGTACGCAGGTGCCCACCTGATGACTTCCCAGCCGAGGGTCAGCTGGCCCGGATCGAAGGGCGGCAGCGTGATCAGGCGGTCCTGCGGCGCGATCTCGCGCTGCACGGCTGGCAGCTACATGCCGGGAGCGCCCGCAGTGCCAGCCAGCTTCGACTGCCACCCGAGCATCGACGTCACGCCCGCGACCTCATCGGGATCGGCTTCCGGCTTGCGCCGGTCAAGTTCGAGCCGCATCCGCCGCCGGTCGCCTTCGGTCACCAGCAGCCGCGCCGTCATCGAGTCCCAGGTGGCCATCATCATCGCCGACGGCCCCTCATCGCGGAACAGCTGCCGGGACAGCATGTCGGCTGCCACGGCAGCCTGCATCCAGTCCGACGGCTCGTAGAAAGCCGACTGGCCGGAGTGCTTCAGCGACCAGTACCACCGCTTCGCCAGCGGATGCCAGTCACGCGAGGCGGCCGGGATCGCCGGCTTGCTGTCGTCGGCCTCTCTGGCGGCCGCTCCCGCTGGAGCCCGCGTAACCGGGCCTGCGGGATCTTCGTTCGTCCGTCGCCGCTGATCGGACCTCTTCGGCACCGGGCCGCGGCTACCCATCGTCTTCCACGTTCATCTGCTGCTGGCTCCCCGTTCCGGGCTCGGCCCGTTCCGGGCCGCACGCCAAGTCACTGCCTGGCACGCGGGCCGGCCGGGGCCCGTTGCGGATCCCGGCCGTCTCGCGGCTACGTGCCGTCAGCTGCCAGCTGGCGCCGGCGGCTGCGATGCGGCGGTGAGACTGGCCACGGCCGCGTCCAGCGGAACCTGCGCGGCCGCCAGCTGGTCGTTCGCCGCGACGAGACCCGAGGTGTCCACGCCCTGCGCCGCCAGGTTCGCGATCTCGGCCGCGAACGCCGCCTGAGCGGCCTGCACCTGCGACACCTGGATGCCCAGGTCCGCGATCAGCGTGTTGTCCTCAGCCACCGCGGCGTCGATGTCGTCCTGATTGGCCATGATGATGTCCGCCTTTCTGTTGAGTTCGGCAAGCGAGTGCCGGATCTGCCTCTGCCCCTCAAGGAGTTCCTCGACCGGGCATCTGTGGAACCGCTCGCCCGTGCCGGGACGCCTCGGACCCCACGATGGCCTGACGGACATGCGGCACCTCCAGGTCCAGTGGAACGTCTGCCCGGTTCGGGATGGTCTGGCGAGTGCGACCTGCGCAAACGTGGCACCCCTACCGGCCGGTAACACGCCGGATGCGACCTGGAAACCCGTAGCGGCTGGCAGGCGCTTTCACGTTCCGGTCGGACCGGGCCGGCGTCGAGGGGGTCACTCCCCACCCCTTGCGCGGGGTTCCTGACCTGGCTGGCGTCTCGGCGCTGCTTGGTGGCGACGCCGGCACGCACGCGGTGCTCGTGGCATGGCGGTGCCGTCAGGCGGTTCGGTGTGCAGGGGGTTGTGCCTGGCATGCGGCGCCGGCTGGCGCTCCCGGAGCGTTGGCTGTTTGGCTCGCGGTGCAGCGACTCGGTGCCAGTCACGGCCGGCGGTGATGACGGGGTGGTTCGCGGTGCGCGGCGACGGGGTTGCCTTGGCAGCGGATACGGGCGCGGCGCTTGGAGAGCAGTGCGTGGCCAGGAGGGGCGCGTGCCGTCTGGAGGCCTGCGGTGGGTCGCCGCGGGGCGGCTGAGACCAGCGCCGGTGCGACGCCAGAGCTGAGCGTGCCAGGCGTTCCCTTGCGGGGCTGCTTACGCCGCAGGCGGGATGGTTGCTGGCTGCCGGGCTTGTCCTGTTGTCAGGATTGTGCGGCCGGCACCAGTGCAGCCAGGAGCGCGAGGTCGAAGCCGTCGCGCATGTGCCCGTTCGCAGCGCACCGGCCGCAGATCGTCACGCCTTCGGCTATCGGCTCGGGCTCGGTGCCGTCGTAGTGCTCGATGATCGCCATGCCGCAGCACGGGCAGCGGCCGTCGAGCCAGCGCCGGCGAAGTCGCCCTGGTCAGGCATGCCCGGTCATCGCTGACCTTGGCGGCTGGCGTCCTGTCCGGGTGCCCGGTATCAGCATGCGGAGCACCTGGTGAGTGGCGTTGCCGTCGTCCGCTGGCGTGCCGTCTGCCGTGGCTCCCGTCATTGAGATCGTCGCCGTCTCATCCGGCTCGATGCTGCGCTCGGCCGCTATTGCCAGCGCCTTGGCGTGCAGCGCGTGCCAGCAGCCGACGATCGCGGCGTCGTCGAGCGCGGCCTTCGGCAGCGGCGACGTCTCGAGCAGGAAGGCCGCCGATCCTGGCGTGGTCAGGTCGAGCCTGCCGCCGTTGAGGTCGGGGATCACTCCGCCGGCGAGGATCTTGACCGTCACGCTCATCAGGGAGGCCGGGCTGGTCACGGCAAGATCCTGGCCGTGGCCGCCGGGCCGTCCAGCTCGGCCGCGTCGTCAGGGTCATCCCAGAGTCGCCGGCGGCAGCCGGAGCAGATGCCGGCGTCGCGGGCGCCGATCGTGAAGGAGGCCGTGTCGCGCTTGCGGTGGCAGGCCGGGCAGGTGCGGAGCGAGCGGACCGTGAACGTGGCGCTCGCGGGCGCGGTCGCCGGCTGGTCCGCGGTGCCG